ATTTGGTCTTATAGTGTTTAAAGCAACTTGACAGGCAGACCTAAATTCAATATTTTCATTTTGATTTTTATTTTTTACATTCTGTAATATTTCTTTTGCTTTAGTTGTTAAAACTTCAGAAACTTTATTAAAGTCATTACCATATTTAGACATTATATCATTATAATCACTTAAACTGTTTTTATAAACATCACTAAAAGTACAACCAGTTGTATTGACCACCTCAACTAACAAACCATATAAATTTCTTATATGTTTTTTTTCATTTTCTGTTATTATAAATCTTTTTCTGTGCATTACAATTCTTTAATTTTAACAATTAAATCACCTTGACCTTTTATTACTCTATGATAAACACCTTTTGGTATAAATATTGTTTGTCCTTCCTTTAATGGTTTTGGAATATCATTATCCATCTGTAACATCCAGTTATTAGATTTCACAACTTTAACTTTTCTATCTTGTTTATCAAAATGCCATTTTAATTCACCATTATTAATATTTTCTTTAAACAATCTAGTTTTTATTCCGTTTTCTTTTACTTCTCCAATAAAAACTTTTCATTAAGATATTTTCTTAATTCATTTTCAACAAAGTATTCTGGAACTTCCTCATCGTCTGGTTTTTCACTTGCAACTTCAGCAATATATCTAGCAAACTTAACTTTTAGTTTATCATCAAGCATAGTCATAAGACCATCTGATATAAAAAATATTTTTGATAATGGATCACCAACACCTAATTCACCCTCAACAAGGTTGAATATTGTCATAATAGTTTTACCCCACCAGGTTTTATACCCTGTTGTTTCTTCAAGTCCTGGTCTAAATATTTTATTAAATGCTCTTAGTATTGAACCAGTAAAACCAGCAATTGCTAATTGTGGGAAAAACCAAGGAAGTAGTCTTAGTGTTGCTTTATATCCACCTTCACCAATATGTTGATATAATCTTTTTGCTTTTGCGTTTGTAACAATTTCTCTTAATTGCCCAAATGTAATTTTTCCTTGCGCCTCACAGAATTTTTTTGAATCACAAATGTTTTTAACGGCTTTTGCAGATGGTTCAACTTCTTCAGTTAAACTATCTTCGGCAGCATAATCTAAAGGATAGAGTGGTCTTTTATTAAAATTAAGTCCAAGACGAAACTTTTCTGATTTATAACCCAACCAGTCACCATCCTGTAATTGTAAAAAACTTCTACCTTTTAAAAAGATTAAATCTTCAATAAAATTAATGTTTTCTAGACGGTTACTTGGTTCAGAATCAATAAAAAAACTTACAGTGGCTTGTGAATCTAATAATTCTTCTTTAGGTATTGTTTCATAAACAGAACTTTTTGGTCGTACTGAAATACCATAAAGTTTGAATTTAATTTTTTTATGGTTCTTATCATAAACCGCCGGTTCAACAACTTCTTTTAAAAAGTGATTGAATATTTTTACATATCTACGGTTAATGAATCTTTCGTAAGGTGTCATAATATTACCAATTTCTGGATGATTTAAGACCTAATTTTTTTGCATATCTTCCAACATTACAAGACCAATATCCTGCTGTAGTTCTATCTTTTTTCTGGTCACAATTATGTCTTGCTCTAAATGATTTTGCTCTTTTTTTATTTGCGTTTTTAACTCTTAAATTTGGATCTCCGAATGTTACTTTTTTAACACCGCCACCTGGAGTTTTAACATATACGGCAAATTTCTTTGGTCCGCCTGGTGTTCTAAAAGGACTTCCAAGATTTACCTTCTTTCCTCTATGTACAGCTTCACTAATTGTTTCTTTTATTTCAAATGGAACATCTAACCAAACTGTCTTTCCATTATCAAGTGTTACCGATTCACCTAAATTACTTTCAACAAGCCATAAGTCCTCATCGTTAACATCCATTAAACCATTATTATAAAGTGTTCTTACTTCATTTATTAATTCAAAATATGAGGATGAAAAAATCCTAAAAACATTTTCAGATAAAGGTATTCTATTATCTAAATGGTATTTAAGGTTTTTAGAAATACTTACTGATTCAGTAAGAACCATAGGGTGGTTTAATTCTTCATTTAAAACTCTTTTTATAATATTGTCTAACATAATCAACTATTTAGATATTTATTAATATAAATACATTAAAATTGATTAAATAAAACATATTTATTTTAAAATCCTCATATGAAAAAAATAAAATTAACAGAAAGTGAGCTTGTTGCTTTAATAGAAAAGGTAATTAAAGAAAATGGCGATGTTCAAATGGGTGGTGAACAAAAAGAAAATAAGAAAAAAGAACCACCAAAACCTAGATGTATGGAAGACAATATGATTCCACTTGATGAAATGGTTGGTCAAGCTGATGAATTTGTAAAATATTCACCCGGAGTTTCAAAAAGAAGAATGGGTGTTAATTCAATGGTTGATACTTTAGGTATTCTAAATAATATAAGACTTTTTAAGGATGTTAAAGATGGTGGTGCACATTTAGCTTATGATATGATGCACAATCTTAATAGATTCAGAAATAAAAACTATCACGACGAAACAACTGGTGAATGCCATAAAGCGATGGATAAGATTGTTGAGTTATATAAAGAAAATGAACACGGAACAGAATTAGTTAAAGATATTGAAAGGGTTTTAGCGCTACAAACAAAGGATGACGAATATACACCGTCACCAAGAGCTAAAGAATATCTTAAACAATGTATTAATTTAGTTAAAGGACAATAAAAACTTTGCTTAGGACCATTACTGGTTATGGTAATGTTAAAGGGACAATTCGCTACTGTCCCTTTTTTTATTCTTTAAAAATCAAACAATATATTACAAACAATTTTAAAGTAAACAGTTTTTTGTGAAAAATAAAAATATTTATTAAAAAACAAATATTATGAAAAATTTTTTTAGACAACTATTCTGCGATAACAACTCAATTAATGAAAAATCTGTTGTTGGGTTTATTGCTTTTTTAATGATGTGTTTATTTGCTTGTGCAGACATCGTTACTGGTTTTATGGGTTTACCATTAGTAATTAATGAATTTATCTTTAATTCATTTTTGATTTTGGTACTTGGTTCATTTGCAATTGGGTCTGTTGATAAATTTATCAACAAAAAACACGGATCTGAAAGTGAATCTGAAGAAGCGCCAGTAGAATAATAAAACATTTTATCAAATTTTTACTCCCCTCCGCAAGAGGGGTTTCTTTTTTTAAATAAAATTTACTATATTTGTACCCTATGAGTGATAAGAAAGTTAAAAAACAAGTAGAACGTAAGGTATTTGAACGTGTAATTACCCACGAAGACTGTACTTTAATCTGGAAATACGACAATTATAAGTCAAATACAGGACCTTATGAGGTAGAAATTAAACCCAATAAGAAAAAGGGTTAAATATAGTATTTATATATATGAAAATTTTACCCGTTTTAAGTGAAATAATTAATAAAAAAACCCTTATTTCCACCCTAAAATCAATGGATTTTAGCCAAAAAGAGGCCGAAAATGAGGTAGAATACTACCTAAAATGGGCTAAAAACATACCAAAAACACAAAAAGGGTACCGAATTTTGGTCGTAAATGATAAAAAAGACATCAATTTAGACGAAATTGGGTCACATTTTAGTAAAAATAGGTCAGAATTACTGTCAAATCACTCATTTTGTACTGGATGTGGTGAAAAATACTACCTAATTACGGCTGAAATACCTAAAAATGAGGTAGATATTGAAGAAACTATCAAAAATAACATACTTTACCCTAATGAAATGGAAATTACGGTCAAAAATAAGGGAAAAAACGTAAAAATACTTAAAATTCAAGAAATTAACACAGAAAATGACTATTTTTTGTAAAAAAAACAATCTTTTTACCTAATTAACGTTAAATGTCCGTGATTTGTGACTTTATCATCATTTCCAAAGACATTAAAGGTTAGTTTCCAGATATAAACACCTTCTGTACACATTTTATTATCAAAAGTACCATCCCAACGCCCATTTGGGTCATTAGATTCCCATACTATGTTACCCCAACGGTTAAAAATAAGGAACTCAAACCCATTTATATCATATCCATTAACCATAATTGGTCCATATAGTTGGTTATTCTCGTTTCCATCCGGTGTAAAACAGTTTGGCACCCAGTAAATAACCCCAGGACAGTCATTAACAACAACTTGTATTGATTCTTCAACATAACAAATGACATTTTCACGTCTTAATACTATATTATATGTTCCTGTTTGTGTGAATGTGTATGTTAAATCTTCCATAGCATACACAATTCCGTTAACTGTCCACGTATTTACACCAGCACCACCGTAATTTGAGGTGTATGTGACTGTTTTACTCTCCCCATCACACAATTCAAACATATGTTGACTATATGTGACTAAGGAAAGACAGAAAAAATATACAAATAGTATTAATTTCATTAATTATGTTGTATAGGTGATAATGTTGGTGTTCCATATACCGGTACAACAACAGATGTTGTGAATGTACAACCAGCAGAACCTACTGTATATGTAACAGTTGATGTTGCATTAGTCCCATTTGTTACGTTATCAGGACAAAACTGGTTACCAACTACTCCAGTACCAGACCAAGTACCTCCAACAGGTGTTCCTACAAGGTTTACACAAGGATCTGACTCACAAAATGGACCTAAAGCTGTGATTGTTGGTATAACTTGGTATATTAATACATTTAAATTGACTGGTGTTGCAGGACAGTTAGCTGGTGGAGGCGAAGAATAGGTTACAGATACACCATTTGGTATTAATCCTGGTGCTGCTGCCGACCAGTTCACTGAAATTGAGTTAGTTCCTTGACCTGCTGTTATAACACCGGGAGCCGTTATAGCCCAAGTATAAGTTCCTGACCCAACAGATGGTACTGTGTAGGTCGAAAGAGCTGTTGATTGATAACAAACTGTATCTGGATTTGTTGTTGTTAATTGAGATAACGATATTGTTGAAATCATCGTCATTAAAACTAGTAAAATTCTTTTCATTTTTTATTTAATTATGGTTTATTGGTCCCAAAACTATTGGGACTACGTTTATTGTTCCGTTAAATACGTTAAATGGTGTTGCCAAGTCACAAGAAGAACTATTATAACTTCCCCATAGACCATCAGAGCCTGGTGTAACTTGAATTAGTAAGTTTTGGGGTGTACATACATTTGCAACGGTTAAAGTAACACAGAACGTCCATACACAGCTACCAGCATCACCAAAATCATTTCCTGGGTTTCCATCAACAGCCAAATCAAAAAAGTATCCCGGCCCTACCGTTACAATAGGTGTTGTTGTAGATGTTACAGAAGTCCTCCAAACCCATTGTCCTCCAGTTGCATTACCACCACAGTTTGCTGGTGCTGTTTGTGGAGTAACTGATCCCCAACCAGGACCTAAGTTTAAATCAAACCCCTCAATCCAGTTAGTACCCGCTTGAGTATATCCATTCATTGTATAACACATAGTTACAACTTGACCGGCATTATATGTGTTTCCTACTGGTGGGGGTGTTAATGTAAAAGATTGCACACCATTACATTGTGTAAAGGCAAATACACTAATAAAAATTAAGACAATTGATAACAAAATTTTCATATATTATAAATATAAAGTAAATAACTTAATAGACGTAAAATCACTTGTCAAATGAACATTTACTGGTTATTATTTATTATATGAAGTATAAAAAATATCTACAAAAAATTATAGATAGACAATTTAAAACTGATTTAGAAGAATTTTTTGGAAAAAAAAGTTATATATCAATAAGTAATGTAACTTATATAAGAAGTAAGGACTCATATTTAGTTAGTGTAAACCTATATTTAGATGAACCAGAAAAAATTGATTTATTATTTCCTTCCGCTCTTGAGCTGTTAGTACAAAGGGCCTGGAATGTTGTTGGTGATAAAAAACAAATTATACTTCAGTCTTCATTTGATTTAATTCCGTAATAGAACCCATCTCAATTAGATTTTTAATCGTCTTATTTAATGGTGCTTTGATAAAATATTCACCATTTTCGTGTCTAAAAAAACACCAACCAACAAGTAAAGAATTTAACTGGTTATACGTTTCTTTATCTTTTACTTTATACACATTTAGTCCCACCATCCTTCTATTCTTTCGTTTAATATATTAAATAATAACTTTCTTGCCTTTTCTTGGTTGTGTCTTGCAACTAACATACAAAGAGTTTCGTTATCTATCTCACCTTCTTCTTTTAAAACTTTTCTAACTGATGATTTGTACATGTTTAAATATTCATCATATCTTTCAGATAAAACATTAAATTTCATTTCTTTTAAACTTGGCCCATCAACCGGTATAGTCTCAACTTCCATTTCATAATAATCTGTATGTTCACTTTCATAGTAAC